TCGAACGGCCGGACACGGAAGACATCAAGGGACTGATCGCCAATCTGGGCGAGATGGTGGACAGGGGCATGGCGGTCGAACAATCGGTCGTGCGCGACAAACTGGGGCTGGAAGACCCGGCCCCCGGTGCCAGCCTGCTGCATCCCAAGGGTGCCGGGTCCCCGGCGCGGGGTGCGACCCCGGCGTGGGGTGCTGCCCCGGCGGGCATGGAGACGGCCCGGCAGCTGCTGACCCTGATCACCGGCAGCCAGCTGCCCGCGTCTGGGACGCACCCCACGCCGGGGGATGCACTGGATGAACTGGCGGCGGCCGAACTGGCGGATTGGCAGCCGATGCTGAACCCGGTGCTGGAAGAGGTCCGCGCACTGCTCGACCGGTCGCCCGACCTTGACAGTTTTCTGGAGGCCCTGCCGTCTCTGGCGGCGGCGCTGCCGATGGAGGCGCTGACCGGGGCGCTGGCCCGCTCCCTGTTCGCTGCCCGGCTGGCCGGGGCGCTGGATGTGCCGGGCACGGGCGGGGCAGATGCCTGAGATTAAACTCACCCCCCGCACACCGCCGGAGCAGCTGGCCTTTTTTGAGGCCAAGGGCTACCGGCTGGAGCCAAGCTGGGACTGGCAGGCATGGGCGGCTGAAGATCATGCCGCCGCTTTCACTGTCGCAAAATCGGCAGGCTTCGACATCCTGAACGATATCTACAGCGCGGCCCTGCAGGCGCAGGCAAATAACTGGACCAAGCGCCAGTTCGAGGATGCACTGACTCCGCTGCTGCAAGCCAAGGGCTGGTGGGGGCGGCAGGAGATGACCGCCCCGGACGGCAGCCAGCAGATGGTGCAGTTGGGGTCGCCCTCCCGTCTGGGTCTGATCTTCGACACGAACATGCGCACCGCCCGTGCCGCCGGACACTGGAGCCGCATTGAGGCGCTGGCCGACCGGCGGCCCTGGCTGCGGTACACCTGCATCATCGACGGGCGAACACGCCCGCAGCATAAGGCCTGGCACGGCATCATCCGCCGTTGGGATGATGATTTCTGGGCAACCCATGCCCCGCCCAACGGCTGGCGCTGCCGTTGCAGCATCCGCCAGATGTCGGACGCCGAACTGCAGCTGGACGGCCTGACCCCCAGCCCATCCCCCGACGTCAGCTACCGCCCGTGGACCAACAAAGTGACCCGTGAAACGGTGCAGGTGCCGGTCGGGATCGATCCGGGCTGGGCGCATAATCCCGGCAGGCTGGCTGTGGATATCCATGCGGCGCGGGCGCTGGCCACCAAACTGGACGGGCTGCCGACCGCGCTGGCGCTGGATGCGGCAGAAGCTTCCGCCCGCTTTGTCAGTCCGGCCCTTGCTCGCGGATACCGCCAGTGGGCGGAGCCGATCGTCAGCCGCTCCAGTTACCCGTCCGGCGAGGCGATCCCCATCGGGCTGCTGCCTTCCGTCATTCTGAAGGCGGCGAAAGATGCGGGACTGGGGGATGTCAGCCCTGTGCTGTCAATCAGCCAGAAACAACTTGTGCATATGGTGCGCGATGCAAAGGCGGCAGCCACCAGCAGGACAGGTGCCGCCAAGGGCATGTCCTCGGCCGATGTTCTGCGGCTGCCGGAACTGATCGCACAGGCCCGCGCAATCTATCTTGACGGCTCATCGCTGATCTATGAAGTGCCGTCCTCGGAGCCGGGACGGTCGGGTAAGGTTGTGGTCAAGCTGGATTACATCGAGCGAGAGCGGCTACGTGGCAATCGGATCGACACCCGGTCGGCCCGGATCATCACTGTCGGCCTGACCGACAGTTCATCACTTAAAGGGTACAACCTTCTGTGGCGGAAGTGACCGGTGGCCGGGCGCAACTCCGGCATCGGATACGGATTTCTCCGCACCCTCGGTGGCCATGCGACTTCCCACAACGCTCACCGGTCAACTATCAAAATACGTGATGCGGGTTGTACAGACAAGTCGCTGTATCATAAAAACCAGCGCCGCGATTCCGGGCCGCCTGATGCGGCAAGCCGGTTGAGGGGCGCACAGGGTGCCTCTGTTTTTTAAAACGTGATTTGAAGCATCCTGCCGCGAATACGGGCCATTCGCTGGCGGGGGCAAGGGGGCCTCCCGGATCGCCTCCCTGATCGCCTCCCTGATCGCCTGCCTGCTCGTCCTCACGCTCGCCCCTGCGCCTGCCCCGGCACAGGCAGGGACCGGAGTTTGACCGGGCCGCCGCCGTCAGGATGGCGGCATGATTGTTATCGCCTCACTCTCGGAAATTTCCGGACCGACGCCGCCAGACTGGATCAAGCTGCTGCCTGCCGGTACAGCGGTTCCGCGAGACGGCCGCACGCCGTGGCATGTCGATCCGCACCGGGTGGTTGCCGCCACCCGGGCGGCACAGGGCGGCACCGATCTGGCCGTGGACTACGAACACCAGTCGGTCAATGCCCGCCACAATGGCCAGCCAGCCCCGGCGGCGGGCTGGATAAAGGAACTGGACGCAAGGCCAGATGGCGTCTGGGGCCGCGTTCAATGGACCGAGAGCGCCGCCGCTCACATCGCCCGCCGCGAATATCGGTACATCAGCCCCGCGTTTGATGTTGATGCCAGCGGTCAGGCGGTCCGGCTGGTATCGGCGGGCCTCACCGCCACTCCGGCGCTGGACCTGCCCGCGCTGGCCTCCCAGACCGCACAGACACCTCCCCTCCAGACGACGGATCAAACCACCATGCTCAAGGATTCCCTTGCTGCACTGCTGGGCCTTGCGGCCAGCGCTGACGACCAGAAGATCGTCGATGCTGTCCGCAGCCTCAGCGGTGCCCATGCGCAGCTTTGCGCGGCGGTCGGCCAGCCGGTGACGGCCTCGGTCGAGACGCTGGTGCAGACTGCCTCCAGCATCGCCGCCCGCGCCGCCAGTCCGGACCCGGCGCACTATGTGCCGGTTGCCGCCCTCAATGCGGTCAATGCCGAACTGGCCACCCTCAAGACGGCGGCGGCGAAGGCAGAAGCCGAGGCTCTGGTGACCGCCGCACAGGCCGCCGGTAAACTTGCTCCGGCCTTGCGTGACTGGGGGGTCACTTTTGCGGCCGCCGATCCGGCAGGTTTCCGGGCATGGACTGAGGCCGCCCCCGTGGTTGTGGCCAGCGTGCAGCCCGCCCCCGCGCTTCTGCCGCAGACGGCGGGGCAGCTGACATCGGATCAGATGGCGGTCTGCACGCAACTCGGTCTGACGCCGGAACAGTTCCGCGCGGCAGGAGGCGTCTGATGGCTGCCCTTACCGCCGGTCGCCCGACCCAGCGCCGCAGCGGCCTGCACTGGAGCTGGACCGTCAAGTCCGGGGCCGTTGCCTATCAGGGCGGCATGGCTGCTCTGGACGGCGGCGAGCTGGTCCGTGCCAGCGCCAATGCCAGCCTGATTGTCGTCGGGGTCTTCGCCGAGCCGCCTGTCCCCGGCCAGCGCTGTCTTGTCGAACGCGGCTGCTGGCAATTTGCCAACAGCACTGCCGCCGATGCCATCACCGCCGCCGACATCGGGCAGCCCTGTTACGCCGCTGACGATCAGACGGTTGCCCGCACCAGTGCCACCAACACCCGCCCCAAGGCAGGCATCATCCGTGATGTCGATGCGTTTGGTGTCTGGGTTGAGTTTTAAGGACCCGCCATGATCGTCAATCAGGCCAGCCTCGCCGCCCTTAATGTCGGTTTTAAAGCCAATTTTCAGAACGGGTTTGCCGGTGCCCCCAGCCATTGGCAGAAGATTGCCACTCTGGTCCCCAGCACGACCGGTGCCGAGGAATACGGTTGGATCGGCGATATGCCGAACATCCGCGAGTGGATCGGGGATCGGGTGGTCACCAGCCTCACCACGTCCGGGTACCGGATCAGCAACCGCGACTTCGAGCTGACGGTGGCCGTCCGCCGCCCGCATATCGAAGATGACAACCTCGGCATTTACGCATCGCTGATGGCTGATATGGGCCGCAGTGTGGCTGTGTTTCCCGATCAGCTGACGTTCGGCCTGCTGCGGTCCGGTGCCAGCACCAAATGTTATGACGGTCAATATTTCTTCGATACCGACCACCCGGTCGGCGGCCAGCCGGTCAGCAACTGGCAGGCGGGCAGCGGCCCCATCTGGGCGCTGCTGGATGTGTCGCGCCCGCTCCGTCCGCTGATTTACCAGCGGCGCAAGGATTTTGCCTTCGTCGCCAAAAACCAGCCGACCGACGACAACGTCTTTGCACGCAACGAGTTCATCTACGGCGTCGATGGCCGCTGCAATGTCGGGTACGGACTGTGGCAGATGGCGCAGGGCAGCCGGGCCGATCTGACGGAAGACAATTATGCCGCCGCCCGCGCCGCCCTCCAGTCCCGCACCAATGACCGGGGCGTGCCGCTGGGGCTGGGAACCTCCCAGCTGCTGCTTGTCTGCGGACCACAACTCGAAGCCAAAGCCCGTCATCTTCTGTCATCGGAGTATCTGCCGGGTGGCGGCAGCAACCCGTGGAAAGGCAGTGCTGAACTGCTGGTGACCCCGTGGCTGGCGGAGTGACGCACATCACGGTGCAGGCCCGCACCGCCGGTTTCTGGCGGTGCGGGCGCAGCTGGCCTGCCGAACCGGTCACGCTGCGGGCCGACGATCTGCCCGCAGCCGATCTCGACCGGCTGCGCACCGAGCCTGAACTGATCGTCACCCTGACAGAAGATGCGGACCCGGCAGCCGCCGCACCGCCGCCTGCACAAACAGGCAGAGGTAAGGGAAAAAATGCTTGATCTGACTGGTCTCTGCCAGCGTTTCGGGACTGACGAAATCACCGCTCTGATCGACTGGGCGGGGGACGGCACGCCGGACTATGCGGCAATCAACAAGGTGATCGCCGACGCAATCGAACGGGTGCAGGCTCATTGTGCGGCCCGTTACCGCATCCCGCTTGAGCCGGTGCCGGATCTGGTCACCTCCATTGCCGCTGACATCGCCTACTACCGGCTGCATCGGCTGGCGGCTCCGGATGAGGTACGCAAGCGGTATGAGGATGCGCAGGCCCTGCTGCGCCAGATCAGCCGGGGAGAGGTCATTCTGCCCGCCGCACCGTCTGGCCAGCCCGCCAGTGCGGACGGTGACATTCAGTTTGTGCCCGGTCGGCACTGGCCCCGGCTGGGCTGACCGATGCAGATCGTCTTCACGGATACTGATCTGGGGCGGGCCGCACAGGCTTTACATCAGGCGGTTGACCTCTGGTCCGATACCACCCGCCTGATGGACGAGCTGGGCGGTATGCTGATCGACCGCAGCCGCGACCGGTTCGAGCGCCAGCAGGGGCCGGACGGAACAGCATGGGCCGCCCTGTCGGAGGCCACCCGCCAGCGCCGGGGGCAGGATGCCCAGCCGCTGAGGGACAGCGGCGCTCTTTACAGCGGGCTCCATCATGAACCGCATCACGGCTATGTCGTGCTGGCAGGGCAGGAGATTTACACGGCCATCCACCAGCTGGGCGGCAAGGCGGGGCGCAACCGGTCGGCTGATATTCCGGCCCGACCTTTTCTGCCCACCGGCGGTCTGCCCCGGGCAGAGATCGCCCTGGCTGCCGCCATCATCAGCGATGCCTTTGCACGAGGCTGGCCATGATCGCCGCCATCGAAAATGCGCTTGTCACCAGCCTTGGCCGTCTGACCGCCGGGGCGGCGGGATATTCCCTGCGGGTTGAGGGATATGCCGGGCAGCTGACCAGCGAGGACGATCTCAAGACCGTGCTGAACGGTCCGATGCCGCGCGCCTATGTCAGTTTCATCGACAGCCGCAACGCGGGCGGCACTCTGACCAATCCTGTCATGGCGGCGCACTTCCGCGTCATTCTGATCTGCAGGGCAACGGAAACGGCAGCAGCGGCCCGGCATGGCGTCGGCGACCGGGTCGGCACCTATCAGGTGATGGCCGATGTGACGGGCCTGCTTAATGGCAGCCGCCTTGGATTGGAGGTCGTTCCCTGCCGGGTCGTCCGGGCGCGCGCCATCTACAACGGCAAAATCACCCAGCAGCGCCTGTCCGTCATCGAGATGGAAGTTGAGACAGGGTGGACCGGCGAGCGCAGGCATCTGCCGGGCGATGACGGGGACATCGGCGAGTTTCTGCGCCTGCACGTCGGCTGGACCGGACGCGATGAACCCGACACCGGGCCGCTCCCGGATACCGGACCAGCAACCACCCTCCAGGAGATTGAGGTGCGCAATGAAGATGATTGATCTGCGTCCGGTATCAGGCCGCCGGGTCCGCAAGCCGGATGGCGATCTGCTGGCGGAGGCCGGTGAAACGGTTACGGAAGACAGCTTCTGGCGCCGCCGCCTGCGGGACGGCGACGTGGTGGCGATCTCCCCGCCCGCTCCCGAAATCGCTCCCGAAACTGGCCCCGCTGCTGAACCACGCCGTAAAGGAGGCGACAAGTGACCATCACGTTTGATCAGATTCCTGCCGACTGGCGGGTGCCGGGTGTCTATGTTGAGATCGCCCCCGATTACGGCACTCTTGGCGTGCTTGCATGGCCAGCCAAACTGCTGGTCATCGGTCAGCGGCTGCCGACCGGCAGCGCAGATGATCTGGCGCTGGTGCAATGCACGACCGCCGCCGCCGCTGCTGCTGCCTTCGGGGCGGGCAGCCTGCTGGAGGCACAGATTGCCGCTTTGCGGCGGGCCAATCAGACACAGGATGTCTGGGGCATCGCCCTGCCGGATGATGCCGCCGGAGTTGCTGCGACGGCGACGGTCACACTTGCCGGCAGTCCTTCGCGGACAGCGCCGCTGGTGATTTACATCGGCGGCCGCCGCGTGCGGGTGGCGGCATCGGCCGGGGAGACGGCGGCAGTTGTGGCGGCACGGCTGGCCGCTGCCGTCAATGCCGCCGGGCTGATTGTCAGCGCTGCCGCCTCTGGTGCTGTCGTAACTTTGACGCTGCGGCACAAGGGAGACTTCGGGAATGATCTGTCGCTGCTGCCCGGCACGGATGATGAGGCACCGCCTGCCGGTCTTACCGTCACGGCAGGTGCCTTCAGGGACGGGGCGGCCAATCCTGACCTGTCCGCCGTCTGGGACGTGATCGGCGACGAGTGGTTCACCGATATCGTCGTGCCCTATGCCGACAACGCCAATCTCGCCAGCACCGATGGCTGGCTTGAGGCGCGTTACGGTGCGATGGGGCCGCGCGATGCGCATGCATATCTCGGCTGGTCCGGCTCCTTCGGGGCGCTGTCAGCCAAGGGAGCCCTCCGCAACAGCGCCTTCATGTCGGTCATCGGTGCATACGGCAGCCCCACGCCGGGCTGGGAGTGGGCGGCAGCACTGGCGGGCCGCGCCAGCTTCTGCCTGACCAATGACCCTGCCCGCCACTTGCGGACGATCAGTCTGCCCGGCATCGCCGCGCCGCCGGTCGAAAAGCGGTTCACGGCGCTGGAACAGGATCTGCTGCTGCGGGACGGGGTATCGACGTGGAGCGTCACCAGTGACGGCACGGTGGTGCTGGAACGTGTCATCACCTGCTACCAGAAAGCGGCCACCGGCTTCGACGATCCGTCATGGCTGGACATTGTGACCCCCAAGACGCTGTCACGGATACGCTATGACTGGCGGGCGTATCTCTCGCTCAACTATCCGCGCCACAAGCTGGCCGATGACGGCAGCCCCGCTGCCGCCAGCGGCCCGGTGATGACACCCAAACTGATGCATGGTGTCTGGGCAGGCCGGTGCGCAAAATATGAGGAACTGGGCTGGATTGAAGGCGCGGCCGAGACCGTCAGGGACAGCCGCTTTGAACGCGACCGCAGCGACCGCAACCGCCTCAACAGCCGCCAGAAACTGCGCATCATCGGTCAGCTGATGGTGATCGCCGGTCGTCTGGAATTTCAGGTTTAACGCCGCTTTAAAGGAGGATTGCTGCCATGGCGCAGGCTCTCGGCGTCGTCGATATCATCTGGCGCGGGGTCACCATCCCCATCACGCCGGAAACCGGCAAGATCAAGCTGGGCGGCGACAAGAACACCCCGGTGACGGCAGGGCGGAAAGTGCATCGTGCCGTCACCTTCGAGCCCTCAGAAATCGAGGGGACCACCGTGCTGCTGCGCGGTCAGTCCATCGCTGATTTCGGCGGCGTTGGAGAAGGCGACCTGGTGGTCATCTGTGACACCGGTCAGACCTACACATTTCCGGATGCCTTCCTGACCGAACCCCTATCCCTTGCCGCCAACAAAGGCGGCGAAATCGCCCTCAAATGGACCGCTGGCCAGTGGCAGGAGACCCTGTGATGCATGACCCTCTGATGACCGATGCCGTCACCAATGTGCCGATGCAGGATCGTGGTGATGATCCGGAGAACTATATCACCCGGCATGAGGATGGCACCGCCACCGTCCTGCTCCGCCGCCCGGTCACCGTGGCAACCCGCGACAGCAGCGGGGCGACGGGCGAAGAACTGCTGACCGAGATTTACTGCAGGCGTCTGACCGGACGGCACCTGCGCGAGGCATCCTCCAAGCCCACAGCCGCCGCCGCCGGGTATCTGCTGCAAAGCTCAACCGGCAAGTCCCTGCCGATACTCGACCGGCTGGATGCCGAAGACCACCAGCGCATCTCGGATGTGATCATGGGGTTTATCAAGATTGTCCGGCCAACTGGCTGACGCTCGTCACCAGTTGCGCCCGCTATTACCGGGGCGATCCCGATGACTGGCTCGATAAGCCGATCGCCGATGTCCTTGACTGGGCAACTGCTGCGAATGACCTGGAAAAATCCCGATCCTCCTGACCGCAGGCAATAGATGAGCAACCGTTTTGACATCATCGTCGGTCTGCGTGATCTGGTCACATCGCCGCTGCGCCAGATC